CTGAAATCCGATCAGCCAGTTGAGGGGGTTGTCACGCCCCTCAAGATGGCCAACCAGGGATTCCAACAAACCTTGCTGTGCATATTGCATGCACAGAGGTTCGATGGCGATAACCCTGGGCGCCTTGAGCGTTTTAGGAACAGTGACGACCCTGACGGGCCGTTCACTTCCGGGTTCGAGGAAGTCCACCTCGTCCAGCTGATGGTAATAGCTGGGTGATGGGAAAAGGTGATCCAAGGATGGAAACACCTTCTCCAGCCGCTCGGTCCACTCCGACTGGGAATACTTACGGTTTCCCGTAACTCCCTCTGCCGTGGTGCCCGGGCCGTGCTTCGGAATGATGCGCTCGTAGAAGATATCCTCGTCTACGTGTTGTAGCACATCAGCCCAAAGCAGGGTAGCCATCCGCTTGAAGCGATTCACATCGTCTTCAGTTCGGTTGGCATCCCCCTGACGGACTTCCTTCTCACACCTGACAAACTGTCTCAGGGTGTAATCCTTCCGGGCCTCAGTTGTATCAGCTGAGACCTTCGCCCACATCAGAGTAATCTGACGTACGGCTTGGATTGCATCCGGAGACGGAGAGTCAAGCAACCGTCCAGAATCAGCATGGAACACGAGTTCCAGGAAACCCCCTAATAGAGCGGGGAGCCCAGGATGAACTCGACTCTTCGCAGAGATCGAGAACATCTCAGGAACGACGAAACCTACGTCAAGGCTTTTTTCGAAGCTCTTGCCGTAATTCGCCAGGGATATCGTAAGAAACGATAACCCCTCGTGCTCCACCCTGCTCTTGATCTTTTTGAGATCAAGAGCGGTGCTGACGCCACACCAGGTTCCCCGATCAAGGAGAACCTCCTGCACGAGGCACATGACCCTTTCCATGTCCCTCCTTCCTGATCGAAGGAGTCAGACACTGGTTGTCATGTCTCTCACAACCCCACGGGGAGTCGACTCTGGAACATGTTCCAGAAATCGCAGCCCTCAGGTCGCCTATGCTGACGATGATAAACTGCAAAAGGATTACTCCTAAAGCAGTTGTCACATCCCATGTGCGGACCATTTCCCGCACACGGATTAAGTCAGCTTTCGCCACCAAGGAACTTGGTAGCGTTGGCACCGGAAGAAGCAGTGAGCCAGCCCGTAAGGGCATCGAGGATCTGCTTCTGCTCGGCGATCGTGTAGCCGGTCGTAGGAACGTCCGCAACCACTGTCATAGACAGCGAGTACGGAGCGTTCTGGGCCGGAAACAGCGGATCGGCAGCAGTCTTCCGGAAATCGATCCTCGCAGAACGGCGAGTCCGCTTCCCGTAGGAAGAGGACACCGACAGCTTAACATCACCAGTATCCTTCTGGTAGATGGCGCTGTTCGGGCCGACGCTAACACGCGGAAGCGTGTTAGCAACTGCG